CGAGCTGAAGGTCTGGGAAGAGCCGGTCGATGGTGCCAAATACGTCATCGGCATGGACCCTGCTTACGGACGTAACGACCACAAAGACCACCATGTAATCTCGGTGTGGCGGTGCTTCGCCGACAAAGTTGTGCAGGTTGCCGAGTATTGCACCGCGGATGTGGAAGCCAAGCACGCCGCGTGGGTGCTGTTCCATTTGTCATCGGCTTACAAGGATTGCTTGGTCAACCCGGAAGTAGGAGGCCCCGGCGCGATTGTGCTGGGTGAGTTTGACCATCTTCGCCAATTGTTAAGCACCGAGTCCAACTCAAGCAAAGTGCAGGCCCGCGGCTGGGAAGACGCAGGCGCACACGCCCGCATGTATCTCTACAAGCGGCCTGACTCGATGGGCGCTGGCTACGTCATCGGCTTTGCGACCACATGGTCAACGCAGTCGGTGTTGATGCACCAGTTGCGCGGTTCATATGTGTCGAACGAACTCGACATCAAGTCGCGCTCGTTGTTGCAAGAGATGGCGTTGGTTGTGGTTGAAGACGGCCACATCGGTGCGCCAGAGTCACGCGACGAAAACTGCAAAGATGACCGCGTGTTTGCGATGGCTTTTGCCGTCCGTGCGTGGCGTGACTGGACCCGCAAGGAAATGATGGCGCAGGGCCAGACCTACGAAGCCGTCATGCGCATCGAGAGCGGCACCGAAAAGCCGATTGTCACTTCTGTTAACCGCATCGTTTACAATTATCTTCGGACGATGGACGAACAGTCTCAGGAAGAGCCTGAGACTATTGAACCTTGGAGAGAGGAATACGGGTTATGAAAAACGCCATTGCAATCGAAAACAAATGGATTGAACTTTCCGCCCCGTCAGATGATTATCCGTATGACGGTCAAGCTGTGTGGGTGACGGACGACTACGAGACCGCACACCCAGCCGTGTGGCGTAAGACCCGCTCCTACGATGCGCCTAACGTAAGATGGGTGATAGACTCTTACTGGGCGCGGCACAACGCGGGCGGCCAGCGGCTTGAGATTACCCCCGTGGCGTTCAAAGATATGGAAGACTGAAATGACATTAACCACAACCATGTTAGGACACACCGTGATCCCGTCCGACACTTTTTTAGAACCGACCAAATATAAAATCCGGTATCAGTGCGATCTGTGCGGCCACAATTACACCCGCACCTACAAGGTGATCCCGAAGAACGACCCTGCTTGCCCCAGCAAGTCGTGCCAGACCAAGCAGCAGCTTGTTGCAATGCAAAAAGAAATGGCAAATCTCAAGCGCATGGTTGAAGCAGGGGCTGCGCCCGCCCAGACCGGCAGCAATGTGCGCGTTCACGCGGTTGATGAGACTGCAAAGATCGTGATGGAAGACTATCAGATGTCCGATCTGCGCGATGGCATCCGTCCGGGCGAGTCTGTGGCTCCAAAATTGCCTCCGCAGCAGCAAGCAGCGGCTGATAATTACTTCGGCAACAAGGGTCTGCAAAGGGCCGGAATTAGCCCGAAACAGGCCGAATTGTTGGGCCGTCGAGCCATGTCGGGGGCGTTTAGAAACTCGGCGGTTGCGCCGAACCAAGTGCTGCCAAGCTCGCGCAGCGGGGAAAGCCCGCTGCGCGTTATCGGCCAAGAAAAACTGAAGTAAATTATTTCTTTTTTCCGCCGCCTGAGTGCGTTTGCGCTTTCAGCGCTTGCTCTTGGGCGGCGGCTTCGGCTTTTGCCACATCGCGGCGCATGATGCTTGCGCGTAGCTCGTCCGGGTCTGGCGCGTCCACATGATCGACAAGCTGCGATGGAGTCATCGCACCAATCTTCACCAAGTTGAACGCCAGTTCCTTCGCGTCCATTGCAAAAGCAGGAGACGAAGAATGGGAATCAATCATCAACGTCACATCTTCCGGCAGATCGGCAAAGGTGAACGTGACCGGCACCGTGCCTTTGGCTGGCGGGATAATGAACTGGTCTTCGCCCGGAAGTGATGTGTCCTCAAGACCGGCCTGTTCTTTTGGAACCCACGCAATCAAGTTCTGGTCGAGATGGGCACGGGCCAGATCAAGCAGGCAGGCACCAAACTTTTCCACATCACGTTCGATCAACAGTGCGCGATCTTTGAAACGCGGCGAGAACATACGCACCAGTGTTTCTGCATGTTGTGCGGAACGCACACCAGCTTCGCCCTGACCTTTGGCAATTGGCGGCAAGCCCATCATCTCGTCGAACATCCGCTCGTACTCGTGCAGCGAGTGCCACAGAGCTTCGGGAATTTGCACGTTGTCGCGCTCGATCTTGGCGTTCGGGTTCTGGTCGGTCCAGTAACCGCCCGGACGGTTGAAGCGCGACAGCGCGGTCTGGTTCACACCGGTCGAGCCGACAAATTTTGTGGGCGGGTCTTCCGACTTGCGCAGCAACCGGTTGATACCTGTGATGCGGGAGTTGATAGCTTCCTGCAACAGAATGAGACGCGCCACTTCCGAGCTGCCCCAGAAATAGCCCGGCACAGGATTGGCGCAGAACAAGCTGAACGGATGGTTGCCACGCAAGCAGGGTTCGGTCTGCTGTGTGCCCGGATTATACGCAAACGAATTGATCGTCATGTATTTACCGGAAATCAGAATGTCGCCACCGATGATCTGGAACGTCGCCCAGTCGCCGCGCTTGTCATCCCACACCCAGACTTCATCCATCTCCAGCATCGAGGCTTCAACAGCAGGGTCGATGTTGGGGCGTGGCTGCGACATCCAATCCACAAGGCCGCGGCTGGGGTTGGGGTTCGACGAGCCAGCGGCTTGGAACGGATAAAGGCCGCCGGTGACAATGTTCATGGCCGAAGCAGAGGCTTCCTTCATGCCGCCGGTCGTGCTGCGCATATAGGCTTTTGCGCGGTCAAGGAGGTCGCGCTCGTCTGGGCGACCCTTCACAAGATTGCGGAACTGTGTGGGGTTGATCAACATGCGGTGCGTAAACGCTTCCATGTCTGGATCAAGCCGTGTGTGGTTTTCGTGCAAAACACCAAAATTTTCGGGCTGAACCAGCTCGCATTTGAACTCACGGTTTACCGCGCCCGCTTTGATGATCCCAAGTCCTTTGCGAAGACTGATACCAACGGCTTGTGAGATCAAACTATCCGCGTCGATCTGCCTGCATATATTCCTGATCCGAGACGCTGCGGCGCGGCCTTTCGCTTGGTTGACCACATTAGGGATTTCCGAGTCGGTGATGGCAAATCGCAAGGACACAGGAGAGAACAACAGTGATTCGAGATCATCGAGCGCCGCGTATGTTTTGTTGAACATTGCCGGTGCAGATGCGTCGGACGATCCGGCGGTTGCGTAGGACTCATAAAAAGCTCCTCTGTTCTGCCTCGCTTGGCGCGAGGACATACAGACATCGGCGATGTTTCGGGCGAAACCTTCGATGTCGCGGGTAGGTATCAGCATGTCATCCCATCCTATCGGTTTGAAAAGAAACGACTTTTTACACTTGCGTGTTGACTTTCGTTTCCCAATCAGCGTAACTTTGCAATGTCAGGATGGTAAGCTCTTCTGACTTCCCTAGCAACCAAGGAGTTTAACTATGTTTAACACCACCGAAATCGAAAAGCGTGGCCGTAAAATGCACCGCAAGGGCCGCAAGTAATTGTGGTTATTGAAGGGTGGGGGCTTACTGGTCCCTGCCCTTCATTTTAAGTCTAACTAAGGAATTATGTCATGCGTAAGTCAAAACGTAAAAGCTGCCGCTAAAACCGGTTTCAGTTTTTTGAAGGATTAGAACGTGGCTTTACCTCCCATGCCAATGCCCGGCGGCGCTCCCGGTGGGATGCCCGGCGCAGGTGGACCTCCCCCAACAGGTGGCGCGGGTCCAGCAACCATGCCTACCCCAATGCAAGGTTCTCAGCGTCAGGGTTTGTCCTCGCTGAAAGTGGGTCTTGAGGCTTTGCAAAAAGCACTCCCCCAGTTGCCGATGGGTTCGGCGCTTCATCAATCAGTTCTGAAAGCAGTTGCCGACATCGGCAAGCATTTGGAAAAAGAGGGCGGCGCGGGCGGCGACCAGTCAGGTGCTATCCAGCAGTTGATGGAAATGGCACGCGCAGCCAAGACACAACCCAATATGGCTGCTATGATGCCCGGCGCACCGCCAGCAGGCGGTCCCCCCGGTGCAGGCGCACCACAACCCCCAATGCCCCCGATGGGCGCTTAGGAGTCTAGACTATGGCACAAGGTAAAGTTCCTACCCCTTACGTCAACGACGTAAAAGAAGATAACAGCGTGATGCACTACGTCCCGTTCGACACGATGGGCATTGGCGCACGCAAGTCCGGTATCCCTTCGGGCAACACCAATGGCGTTCGTAGCCTCGAACACGTTGGTTCCGATGCCTCGCACGGCGCCGGTAAGAACGGTTCAACTGCTGCCGCAGGACGGAAGTAAGCCATGACCCAGATGACCCCAGATCAAATTGCTTCGGTTCGCGCCAGAGAGCTAATTGATGCTCTGTGGAATGACGGTGAAGTTGGCAAGAAAATTCAGGCCACGGCGAAAGCCCGGTGGAATGACGTTCGCACCACAGAAGATGTACTCTCTCCCATTGTTGAGCCGCATTTGCAGAAAATGAAGGCTATGGAAGAGAAGTACGAAGCTCTTCTTAAAGAACGCGAAGACGAAAAGCGTTCCAACGAAGACGAAAAGGCACGGCTGAAGCTCGAAGATCAGCTTGAGGACGCCCGCCGCAAATACAATCTGACTGAAGAAGGTTTCAATCAGATGGTAGATCGGATGAAGTCCACAGGTAACTATTCGGACGCGGAAGCGGCTGCGGCATATGTCGCCAGCAAGGCACCGCCAGCTAAAGTTGCGGGTCCAACTTGGGCACCTCAAGATCTCGATCTCTTTGGGTCCAAGAACCGCAACGAGGAACTCGTGCAACTCCACCGTGACCCTATGGGTTATATGGACTCGCAGCTCTCCGAATTTGTGGCCGATCCTGATCGTTACGTTCGGGACACGCTCGGTTTTGCGGCTTAATCAAAGGACGTAACTAATGGCATATCCCAACTCACCTACACCTACGCTGACCGGGAGCGGTATTACCCCATCCGGCCAGCTTGGCGCACAGCTCGCCGCTTTGACACGGCGCGCTTTTATCCCTTCTGTCTATGTGCAGATTTATCAGTCCCATCCGCTGCTCTCGCTGTTCATGTCGAACGCTAAGGCTGCGCGTGGCGGTGTCAGCCAGATTACAGTTCCAGTGCAGGGTTCGTCTTTCGTATCCTTCAACTGGGGTTCGTTTGCTGGTGACTTCCCGATGCCTACCGATCAGGCAGCTATCCAGAACGCTCAGTTCTCGCTGAAGCTCGGGATGGTTCCCATCGGCTTCTTCGGGATGGAATCCATCATCCAGTCTTCGGAAGTCGTTATTCCGAAACTCCGCGCAGTTATGTCTGATGCGGCAGTGGTGATCAAGCAGGCTTATGCTCAGGCTCTGTATTCCAACAACTATGCAAACACGCAGGTTTGGGATTCGCTGACACAGGCTTATGACGACGGCACAAACGTACCTTCCTACGGCGGTATCAGCCGTACCCCCGGTTCGTTCTGGTCGGGTCAGCTCATCACCAATACCGGCGCAGCCGCCACCACCCGCACGGGTATGGCTCAGTTGCTCACCCGCATCCAAGCTGGTGCAGGCGGTGAAGCTCCTGATTACGCCGTTATGAACCCCGCCAACTGGGCCGAACTCATGGCCGACTTCATGTCGCTCGAAATGTATACGACGCGGCCTAAGTCGATCTATGACAAGGACGATGTGGTGAACGCAGGCTTCCGTGCAATTCGGGTGCTTGATACACCGATCTTCCCTGATCCCTTCTGCCCACTCGGCACCTGCATCGTGGTCAACTCGCGCTACACCGGCCTGTATATGTCCGAGTATGCTCCAATGACCTTCTCCGGCTTCGAGAGCCAGATTCCCGTCGGTCAGATTTCTGACATCGGTGTTCTGATCTCTTGCGCCGATCTTGTCTGCGCCAAGCCTTCGTCGGGTGCCCAGATCACGGGTATCACCGGCACGGCATGGCCGAATGTTCCGGGCACTTCGCCCGCAGTACTGTAAGGAGTGAGGACTCATGGCTCTTTTTTCTGGACAAGGTGTAACGCCCTCACTTAAGGGCACCACCACAAACGTAGTGACCCTTCAGGCTGGTCAGGTGCAGACGCTCTCGCCTGCTGGCTGGTACTGGGTTAAGACTGGTCTTTACACCAGCCTTCAGCAGTATGACCCAATCACGGGCATTTGGCGTGCCGTCGGCGCTGGTGACAACACCGCAGTCGACCACTTCATCTACTCGGATGGCGTCAACTATCGTCTCGCCAACCAGACCGGCGCACCTGTCGGCGCTCTGCTGACCAACGCTGGTTCGGGCTACACTTCGGCCCCAGTTGTCACCGCTTCGGCTGGTAACTCGATCTGGCGTGCAATTGTTGGCGGCGCAGTCTCCACGACTGTCACTGTCACCAACGGTGGTTCAAACTACACATATCCCCCGATTGTGCAGTTCCAAGCTCCTCCGTCCTACGGTGTGCAGGCAACCGGGTATGCAACTCTGACCAACGGCGTCGTGACCTCGGTCACTGTCACCAATCAGGGCGCAGGCTACGCTTCGGCTCCAATCGTGCAGTTCATCAATGACCCCCGCGAAGGTGTCAACGGTGTAACGCAGGGTTATAACGCCGCTGCAACTTGCACTTTGACGGGCGCTGGCACCGGGACCGCAGTTCTCTGCGTTGATCATGGTCAGGGCGGCTTGACCTCGCTCCCCACCCTGTCCTTCGCAGGCGGCGGCGGTTCAAGCGCGGCAGCAACCGCGATCATGTGCTGGTCGATCACAGGTTACACCGCCGGTACTGCTGGCGCTGGTCTCGCTGGTTCGGTTGCTCGTATCACTGCGGAAGACGCCTTCCCAACCACAAGCCCCGCTTATACCAACCCATTCACTCAGTCTGGTTTGGTTAAGACCCGTAACGCCGACATTAAGGCTCCGATCTCCGGCGCTGGCATCACGGCAACTGGCGCAGTGGTTTATGACGGTGGTATCTACACCTCGTCTCCGACCCCACTCGTTGTTCCTACCGCTTCGGTTGTCACCACCGCTCCGGTCGTAACATTCGCAATGGGCGGTCAGAGCGACACCAGCTACATCATGCAGACCTAATCTGCATAGCTGGCGCAAAACAAAAGCCCGTGCTTGCGATCTCGCGGGCGCGGGCTTTAATTTTGGATACATGGCATGTCACTCAGTCAGCTTCTTAACGACACCTCTGCACTCCTGAACGATATGAACTATTCGTTCATTTCTCAAAACCAGTTGACCCGCTGGGTTAACACGGCTCGTCGTAACGCGGCCAAGCGCACCGGTTGTGTGCGTCGTTTGATTACCGGTCAATCGGCTTTCGGCGCGTCAGCGCAAAACAATGTTGCAGTCCCCAGTGCCGCGCAGCCCGGCGCATTGCCCGGCGGGTTTTCAAACGGAACCTACCCAAACGGCAACACGACCTACGGGGATTTCAACCAAGACTACAACAAAGATTACAACGTCAATTATTCCTACTACCCCAACCCGCCGCCCTACTATTCGATTGCCTATGGGGCGATCAATAACACCTGCATGACCATTCCGGGCGTCGAGCGTTACCCCTACATCGGGTTTTTCAACAACTTCTTGAAGGCTCAATACGCGGGCGTAGATAAAGTTCTCGACACCATCGCGTGTTCGGTCAACTGGGGCGGCACCACGCGCCCGAATTTGGACTGGATGCCGTGGGATGAGTTTCAAGCCTATTGCCGCGCCTATGCGGTTCTGAACATGTCGTATCCGGCGGTTTGGTCGGTGTTTAACGACGGTCCGCAAGGCGAAATCTGGATGTTCCCTGTTCCATCTCAATACAACGAGATCGAACTGGACGTAACGTGCCAGCCGCTTGATTTGATCGACGACAGCACGTTTGACGCCATTCCAGAAGGCTTTCAAGAAGCCTTGAAATACGGTGCGGCGGCCATCGCTTTTGAATCGTCGGGACGTTTCGCCCAAGCGCAGGCAATGGAAGATCGGTTTGCCGATAATTTGGGAATTGCGCGAGTAGCAGTTGATCGCGGCAAGTCTCGGACGTATTATCCAGCATATCCGTAAGAAGGTGATGTATGAGCGTTCACGATCAAACTGCGTCTATCATTTCGCTTGCGCGTGTCACGCTCTCCGGCATTGATGCTCGGCAAGAAAACACGGTCGTCAAAAGCGCGGCACTGATCCTGATGCTCGAAAAACTTATTGAGATTGGCTCGCCCGGACAGTCAGTGCGCGTGTCGGAAACGAACAACCACGTTCACTCGTTGATGGCGACCTTCAACTCACTACAGGAACGCAATGGCAATCAATCCTGAGATTTCAGCCAAAGCAGGCCAAGCTCTCGGGCTTCCTCCCGGCTTCAAAGTCTACAGCCCATTCCCGTTCAAGGGAATGAATTGGCAAGACGCCCCGCACGCTATGGACGATCACGAGTTTTATTGGATCGAAAATTTTGTGCGTTTGGGCAACGGCAATCTGCGCACGCTTGGCGATAAAGGCTCGTCGGTCTACACATCGCCGACAGGAACCACCATTGTCTATTTTGAATTTTACACGCTTGGCACGTCTTACTACTGCGCGATTTTTCTGTCAGATGGGTCAGCAATTCAATTGAACATGGTCACGATGGCTCAAACAACAATTGGGCCAGCAGGAACATTTTACAACGCAAGCACCGGGTACAAACCCTACGCAAAGCAGTGGGGTTCAAGCTATCTGCTGATCTGCAACCGTAATACTTCCAACGACTATTGGGCATGGGATGGATCGCTGCTTTACGCCGCAGGCACCGCGGTTCCGCAAGGCGTCAACATCTTGTCGGCGGGTTTTTCATACTCCAGCCCACCAACCGTAACAACTTACGGCGGTTCCGGCTCCGGCATGACATTCGACACGCTTGTCAATAACGGCGGCATTGCAGAAATCAACATCACCAATCCGGGCACCGGCTATCAGCCCGGCGACATCGTGCAATTGGCGTTTTCAGGCGGCGGCTCCGATACATCAGCTATTTTGCAGGCGGTGCTTTCGGAAGGGTCGGTCGGAGGTGTGTCTATCACAGCGCAAGGGTCCGGCTACACGTCGGCAACCGCTACTTTCAGTGCGCCTACTTCTGGTACGACCGCTACAGGTACTCCGATCATCAGCACTGGTAGCGTGACAAGTTACACCAGTCTTGTTGGTGGCTCCGGCTATACGACAGCACCATCGGTGTCGTTCTCAGGCGGCAGCGGAAGTGGCGCGGCAGCCACTGCCACAGTATCAGGCGGTGCGGTCG